ATCCTGTAGACCCTTAGCTATCTCATCCATAATATATGTCTGAGTACCTAATAACCTATCCATCTTCCTGAGACCATGTTCCTTAGTCTCTATTTTAAGTTCACTACAGAACTTGTAGAACTGAGCTAGATTAAATGACATGAATTTTTCTTGGGGGGGAGAACCGTTGGGTGCACGCACACACGGGGGTCAAGACCCACCTCATCGGGCCTGCTTGTGGTCGGATGGTAGCACGGTCATCGGTGCGCGTCCCATCCCAGAGCAGGAGCAGAGCTCGAGCAGTGAGCATGGTTCGAGCAGGATGCAAGCGTAGAGCAGAGCAAAAGGGGAGAGGGAGAGCCCCAATCTGTTGTCGGGAAAGAAGTGGCATACACCGTGCCAATACCCCAAGTGAGAGTCGCAGTAGATCTATAGACCACTACCCTATAGCACCTATATACATATATAGGAACTGTACAGGTAGGTACAGGTAGGTACTGTATGGATACACATTAGGGAAAGTACCTATAAAAAAAAAGAAAAAAAAAGAACACAGGATGATTATATTGTGAGACTATCTATCTACCGGATCACATTGATACCGGATTAACAGAGAGAGAGATAATCATGAGAGATTTAAGTGGAACAGCAGTAGTAGTTATCTGTGTGGGGTTCACGGCATTGTGTGTGGCTAACTGGTACTTTTACGCTGCAGCACTGCTAGGCTGGTAAGACAATTTCAGATACTACCGATTGGCAACAGTCGGTAGTGTCGGACACTGTCCGGTATCAAATCTAATCATATCTAGAGAGAGCAACATGGCTAAACCTAAACTCACAGTAGTCGCATCCAGTATTCGTATCAGCGTCACATCCAAACTGGATGGAATCCGATCGTGGAGTCTGCAGGCACTAGAAACGTGTCCGGGTTCTATCGGATCGGATGGGCAGCTCGTGGCAGCGTGTAGCGGATGCTATGCCACGACGGGAAACTATCGGTTCTCTAACGTCAAGGCTCCACGCGCACACAACAAGGAAGATTGGTAGCGTGATGGGTGGGAAGACGATATGGTGGCAGCACTCGAGAATGATGAACACTTCCGTTGGCTAGACAGTGGCGATCTATACGCTGTGGCACTGGCTAGAAAAGTCTATAACGTCATGAAACGCACACCGTGGGTAAAACACTGGCTACCTACCAGAATGTGGAAGTTTCGCAAGTTTCACGCTGTGCTGACTGCTATGCAATCACTGCCTAACGTCATGGTGAGGTTCTCTAGCGACAGCGTGCTAGGTGAATACGATAGCCGCCATGGATCCGTTATCGTGCCAGACTCCGACAGCGTGCCAGCTGGTGCAACACTCTGCAGAGCATATGAGAATGCTGGCAAGTGTTCAGGCTGTCGTGCCTGTTACGACAAGGATGTTGCTGTGATCGCTTACCCAGCACATGGTAAGACCATGAGTAAGGTTATTCGTATCGCACTAGCAGCATAAATAATACTTGACGGGGTAGTTAATCTACCCCACAATCTAGGTTCACTATCTTATTTTATCGGAGTCTCTACCATGTACATGACAGCAAAATACCCTAGCAAGTGTGCGAAAACAGGCAAGGATATCCTTCCTGGCGATCGGATTATCTACTACCGTTCTACCCGTAAGGCTGTGCTGGTAGGTGGTACACGATCGGCAACATTCAATGCTAACGGAGTGTCTACCACCGTATACCGTAACGCTCGTGGCCTGTGCGAGGACGCACCGTGCTGCGGGTGCTGTACCGGATGAACCCGACAGTCGATCAACTGTTGGACCTGCTACTCGACGGTGACCCCGTGGTGTGGCACATCTCACGGGAGGGTAACGACATTCGTATTGTTGCCACCATGGAGGATGGATCGGAGCGTCCCATAGCAGTCCCCATAGCAGCCCCTGAGAGCGATCAGGACCCTTGCAGGTAGGGTAGCCCCAACCTAACCTTATTCGGCCCGTATAGGGCCATTCATCGCCCCTCTAGGGGTATTTCAATCGGAGAGTGTATGTTGTACGAAGAAATCCAATCGAAGATCGAGGAGCTGAAGGTCCAGGCTGAGATCGTCAAGCGTGAAGAGAAGCAACAAGCTATCGACATGGCACGGGCAATGATCCAGTCATTCGGGATCACCGCCAAGGACCTGGGACTGGACAAGGCGGTGAAGTCCAAGACCGGCCCCAAGCCAGGACAGAAAGTAGTCCCCAAGTATCGAGACCCATTGTCGGGTGCTACTTGGTCAGGACGCGGCAAGACCCCCAAGTGGATCCAGATCGGTGTTGATCGGACTCGGTACGCTATCTAATCATCACGGGGGATTGTGAGTCCCCCATCTTATCTGGAGTAATCATGACCAATATTCTACAAACCCTTATCGTTATTTTGTTCTCACTCGGTATAGCATCGGCTATGATCGGAGACCCATTTATCTGCGCAGTAGGATTGTCATCCGCCATGTGCCTTATCATTATATTGATGAGGAGAGAAGCATGAAAGGAGAATGGATATTAAAGGAAGTCCATTTTGAGGACGGGTGGCCATCTGTCATGAGAGACCCTATCACGCCAAAGCAACCGTGGTTAGGGATTGACTGCCCCCGGTGCGGTCATTGCTGTCCACAACCCAATCAAGAGCCTGTGGCGTGGGCTAATAAAGACGACTTGCAAAACTTTGATATGCGAGTGCGAACAGGCGGCGGCCCATACCACACGGTCCCTCTCTACACCACCCCACCCGCAGCACAACCTTTCTGGGACTTGTTTGACGAAAACCAGCGCCTTCGCGCCGAATTGAAATTCAACACCACACCGCCAACGGTACAACTAGAACAGGAGCCGGTGGCGTGGAGATTTGGTTCAGGTACTTGGCTGAATCGAGAAGTTCACTGGAGATACATCGACACGCTTGAAGGCGCAGAAGGTCTACGGGGTCTTGAGCCTCTTTACACCACCCCACCACAGCGTCAGTGGGTAAGTCTGACGATGGAAGACATGGCTGAGTTACGTCGAAACGGACTTCACGAAATCAGCGATAAACACTTCCAAGCCATCGAAGCCAAATTGCGGGAGAAGAACACATGACTGACCGCGAACTAATGGATCGGGCCTGGGATTACTTGGCGGCCTATACCGTGGGGGAGCGACCAAACGCTTCAGATGTTAACAATTTAATCTTTGCCTTAGAAAATAGGCTGTCGCAACCAGAACCAAAACCAGTCACTTATCAATCATACGGGTTAATGGGCGGAGATGAATTTGTAAGCAAAGACAGTATGGAAAGGAACAACACATGATTATAAAGGGTAAGTTTATCAAGGACTGGGATAAGTCCCAGATCAGTACAGGTTATCAGAAACCTAACCAGTTCAGGATTATCACTTGGGACATGGGTAGGATACAGTCCTGGTTGTTAGGTCAGAAACCATTATCACGTAATATTATCGAGAGGTTTATAGGATGAACGATCACGAATTGATGCAGATATGGAGGGGCATAAAAGGCCCCAGTAAAGAGATAGAGATGAAGGCCATAGAGTACGGTCACAAGGTCGAGAGAGCCGTCTGGGACGGATTCCACGAGATGCGTAGACAAGAGTTTAAACCCGTATTGCAGCAGGCCCTATCGGCTCTGGACAGTGCTTACTACATTCTCAAGATCCAGCCTATCACCCCCAACCAAGAAGCCGACACCCTGGCTCTTGCTATCCAATCTGTTAACGATGCACTGGAGAAACTGTCATGACAGAACGTAAAGAGTCCCGCAAGAAAACCCTGCAACCCTGCTTCCACTTGGGAGGCCAGATGTACGTGCCAACGATAGATGCGCCTGGGTACTGGATCACATACGGTGGCAGGAAGATCAAGACGATGGGTGAGCTGATGAATCTCCGGGCTAAGATTAGCCACGAGTCACTCTTCGTCCAAGAGGCCCCCTATGACTGGATCAGCAAAGTCAAGGTTAGTTTCTAACATGACATCTAAACAAACCCCAAAGTGTTTCGACGGCCATGAACAGTTCACCGGCTGGGTCGCAGCAGCTCGTATGTCCCACCCCGCTCCAGCACACTCTTACTGTGAAGACTGTATGCCTGACTTCCAGTCCCAGATGATCCGCAACAAGAGATGCCAGTATCCAGGCACACTGTTTCACAAAGCAGAGGATGGATGGGTAGGCAGGAGATCTGCCATAGAGGTCTCCAGGATCAGGCGCAGAGCAGCGATCGGTGACCCAGATCTGGTATAGTTAAGTTTGTTCGCTGTTGTCTCCTCTCTGCCATGACTCCGGCAGTTCAACCCAGGTTACTTGATCTGGGTTTTTTTTTGTGTTAGGGTTTACCAGTTGCCGTGGAAAGCGACAGAGAAGACTTACTCATGCATCCTCCCCGACGAAGGGGTTTCCACAGGGTGCAGCAGTAAGTCTTTTTTTTTGCTCCACTCGACCGCACTCCTCGCGTCAGAAGTGGGCCTAGATGGGCCGCAGGGAAGAGAACATAGGCTAGGGAGTACCACCCCCTGCAAGCCTCGCAGCGTTCCAGAGCGACTGCACAAGTGTCGAACCTCCTGGGTGGTCTCAGGCTCGGCATGATTGAATCTGGCGTCAAGCGTGCGCTGGTAGTAGCCCCGGGGAGGTCTGGTTAACCAGCCCCATGAGTGGCCCTACGGGCGGGGTGGTTGGGCATACCACCTTGGAGATTCTTTTGTCTGAAACATCTGACAACAGAACAGACGCTTGACAACCTATTTTATCTGTGATCTAGTTCAGTCTCTCTTGTATCTTATCTATAGGTGATCTATGAAACTCTGTATCGACTGCGCGAACTTCATCCCAGCACGGGATGATCCCAAACATCTTATGGCGATGTGTGGCGCTGACCACACCATCAATCCCGTCTCAGGTATTAAGACCTACCGCTACGCTTTCGAGCAGCGTATGTACAGCAGCGGGACCTGCCAGCCTGAAGCCAAACTCTTTATCGCCAAACCCGTGGAGATCAACCATGAGTGACTTCACCCCTGAAATCCGTAACTCTGCTTGGTGGTCCGGTGATAGCCGTATGGCTGCTAACGGTCGTGCTGCTGAAGCTATCCTCGTCAAGCAGGGCAAGATCATCCCTGAAGACATCTCTGACAAAGAGAATGTGAAGATGGGTCATGTCATGCAGCCAGTCATCGGCAGGCTCGTGCAGGACAAACTCAAGGTTGAACTCAAGGATGCTGACTACTCTATGTCTCATCCTCGTGAATCTTGGTTGCGTTCTCACTTCGACTTCATCTCTGCTGATGGGAGTTTCCTGGTCGAAGCCAAGAACTACAACGGCAGTCAGCGCAAGAAGTTCGATGAGTCCGGGATCATGCCGGATGCCGACAGAGTGCAGTGCATCCACGAGGCAACCGTTCACGGGATCTCCAAGGTCTATCTCGCAGTACTACTGGGTGGCCAGGAGCTGCAAGTAATCCCGGTAGATGTCACTCCAGACATGATGCTAGACCACGTTAAGTGGTGTGCCAAATGGTGGGGCTACGTGGCATCCAAGACCGATCCTGAACCTGAAACCATCGAGCAGGCAAGGTTGCTCTTTCCTCAGTCTGAGTCATCGGTAGCAACTGCCAGTGCTGATCTTGAATCTGTTCTAGATAGGCTCTCTAGCCTCACAGAACAGCGTAAGAGCCTCGAGGACGCAGAAGAAGCTCACAAGTTAGCAGTGATGCGTTTCATGAACACCAGGGACGTTCTAACCTCGGTCGATGGTAGTGTGCTGGCTACCTGGAAGTCAGCAAAAGGATCGAGGAAGTTCGATGCCAAAGCATTCCAGGAAGCCTATCCACAAATGTACGATCAGTTTGTCCGGGAAGTCCCTGGATCAAGAAGGTTCCTAATCAAATGAATGAAGAAGTCAACGACGATGATGTGTGGCATCTCTATCGCGCTCTTGCGATGGCCGCATTTATCATCAAACGAGAGAATCCCTACCATCATCAGTCTAAGCAGATGATCAAGGATTCAGCTTCCGAATATGCCAATCTTATGTGCGAGGATCTACAAAATGAGCCAGTTAATCACCGTTGATCAAATCCAGACGATGGCTAATGCTGTCGTTAAATCTCAGTTGTTTGGCATGAAGACAGTAGAACAAGCTACTGCTCTCATGCTCATCGCCCAGGCAGAAGGCTATCACCCTGCTCTTGCAGCACGTGACTATCACATCATCCAAGGTCGCCCTACTCTCAAAGCCGAGACCATGATGGCAAGGTTTCAGCAGCAGGGAGGCAAGGTGGAGTGGAAGACCCTCACTGACGAGGAAGTCACTGCTACCTTCTCTCATCCATCCGGTGGGTCTGCGACGATCACCTGGACGTTTGAGCAGGCAAGGAAGGCAGGACTGACCGGCAAGGACAACTGGAAGAACTACCCTCGTGCGATGCTACGTGCACGGGTTGTCTCAGAGGGTATCCGTACCGTCTTCCCCGGTGTCGTGCTGGGCGTCTACACGCCTGAGGAAGTGCAGGAC